CTGCCAGCTTCGTGTAGCACTTTATTCACTAGCGATCGCATCTTTTTACTAGGACTACCTTCAAATAACGGTCCTGTAGCAGAGATAACAATTGTCATAATCTTACGCCGATCTGAAAGATGTTTGCACGATCATATTTTGATACTTATTGTGTACGGCTTGTATACCAACAGCCGTTTCCAAATCTTTAACCAAACTGAAAGCTAAAAGATTGAGATGGCGAAGCTTTTTAGCGTGATCCAATTTGATGCCCCTCATATCGGTAACCATTAAATCGTCTTGTTCCTCAAAGTTTGAGTACATACGATCTTCTATGTTATTCAAACGGGCAATAATACCATTCACTCTAGAAGCTTGAGATTCGTTGGCATCTACTAAATTCAGTTGGTTAGTCAAAGTTTTGAGGTAGGTTTCGTCTAACTCTACGTTGGTAGGAACACCTAAATAAAACCTTACGCTGTTACGATTAACGGCCATAGTATAATCTCAAAATTAGGTATAGGGGAAGTCTCTAAGAAACTCCCCCTAGAACAACCGAACTCTATTGAGTGATCGCATTCAATACGGCTACCGCAGCCCGACGCTCAACCACCAATTGAGGTTTGACAACGATCGCAAACTGAACGGCATCAGGATTAGTACGAGCAAGCTCAACCATCTTGAAGTTTACACCTTCAGCAGGCTCTTCATCGCCAAACGCATTCAACGATTCGACGTAAGAGTATAGAGCGATCTCTGACTCATCGACGAAATACAAAGTGTTAGCGGGGCAATAGGGGTCCATAAAGATAGGACGACCTTCAAAGGAAAGACCAGTGTAACCAACATCAGCTACACCACCACCAACCGCAGTAAGTTCGCTAGAAGCTTGGAAAAGCTCTTTGTACTTAGTAGCGATCGCAGGAGTAGTGTAAATGGCGGTATAGTTGCTGTTAACACCGAGGGTAGCTCCACCGATGATTTCTTCACTCATCTTGAACAGAAGAGCTTGAGTCAAAGCTCGGTTACTACCGTGAGTGTTAACGTAGTTAGACCACTTGGAATAGGTAGCAGGGTTGATGCTGGCATAACTATCAGTAGACAGACCAGAGGTTACAGCAGTATGCAATTGATTCAAACCAACCATACCAGCACTGGCAGCAAGGCCGTTACCAGTATAAATAGAGGTCGCTACTTGACGAAGAAGGGCTCTCATACCAGTACGACCAGCATAAGCTAGAAGATTGGCAAGAGCACCTTCACCGTTAGCTGCGGCTTCAGCCATTTTGGTAGTTTGAACCGTGAACGTATGACGAAAACGGCTAGTACCAATAGCAAGAGTCGCAGGAACGACAGCACCTTCGGTAGAATCGGTAGTAGCAGCGCTAGTAACGGTTTCACCCGACACTGCCGCACCACCCACATCGGCGTTCCACTTTACAGCGGTTTGTGCGATCGAACGTTTTTGAAGACGTGAAAGCATCGGATACAAGTCATTGCCTTGCACGTCAGCGATCCGAGGTTGAATAGCGAGGTTAAGAACACCCGCCGAGTAATTGAAAGCTGTCATTGTTTTTGTCCTTGATTAGGTTAAGATTACTTAGTTCGCAAAGATTCCACTAATAGCTGGTCCAGTGATTTGGGTTTTTCAACTTTAGGTTGTACATTCCCACTCGTAGACCCATTACCTTGGACCGTTGATGCAGGAGGTACAAATACTGCTCCATCATCTGAAGACAAAAATTCGTCGATAACTTTTGTCAACGGTTGAGCTACATCACCGTTCTTCACATACCACTTGCTGTCTTCCTCAACAATTTTGTCTCCGTATACACCCAGAAGATGTTTACGAAGAATGTCGGGTGCTTTGATTTCACGCTTGCCCAATGTAGCCATAAGTGCGTTTTCTCGCTTAAGCGCGATCGCACTTTGTTTTTCAGCTTCACGTTCGTTCTTTAGCGCTTCTAACTCTTGTTGAAGTACAGAAAGTTGCATAGACTCGGGATTAGTCGTAGTCTCTTTTGTAGACGGTTGTTGAAGTTCAGAAAAACGACGATCGTTTTCTTTGTTCATCTTGACCACTACACCGTTGATAGAGGCATTCATTTGTTCTACCAAAGAAGTCTTTGTAGACTCAACAACCTCGTTAATCAACTGAATAATTTCTTCACGTTCCATCGGTTTACACTCTCTATAATGTTTATAGGACTTTTTCTTTTTTGTTAGGGAAAAGAAACAAACCCTCACTGGTAGTTTAACGTCATACCACAGGACTCGACATCAGAATCTCTTGTTGAATAGTAGATCTCATATCAGCGGTCGCTGTTTTATTCAACGAAAGAGAAATACGTTCGTAAAAAAACCGTAAAGCAGTTGGTGACAGATTATCAGCAATAGGGATGATAGAGTTAGCGATCGCTACGTCAGTTTCTAAATCGTCCGTATCAAATTGGTTTAATCCACTTACAGAAACCTGAGACACGGCTTGGCGATCGCCTAACGCTTCAGCTACTTTTGTTAAAATGTTTTGGTAGAATTTTGTGATCAAACTTCCGTAGGAAATAAGGAATAACTCAAAGTCAGAAGCGTCCATTTTTTTAGATGCCGCCGCTCTTACCAATGCCGATCTAGAAGTATCACCTGCTGCTATACAAACAAGATTGTTGATCTGAGTCTCGATCGCTTCTAACAGTTTCATATTGGTAGCGATCGATGTACCTTCAATTTCTTCAAACTTGAAAGAGTTGGCTGTGATTACGTGTTGGTTATCAGACTTTACTTCATCCACTACTACAGAATAATCATCATCTTTTCTTTCAATAGGTGTTAGTACTCGTTGTACATAACCAGATGACAAAGCCGTATCAGTGAGGGAATTTTCAACGTTTAGAAATTGCTTTAATTTAAGATAAGCATTGCCAGCAGCATATTGTTCGTCAGAGATATGCAGTTTGACTACAGGAACCGAACTGAACCCGTGTGCGATTTCTGAATACAAAGGAATTTCTACATCATCAGTAAAAGGTATAATCTTACTGGTTCTAGGATCGTATAGATGCTTTATTTGACCATCTTTTAGAATGACAAAGGCTTTGTACTCAACGATCTTTTCAGCGTCGATAAATCGCCATATTGCTTCTGTGTAAGTTTCACCAAAAGGTGTTGATACCTGATTCAGTACCAGAAATTTGTACCAGCCCTCTCCACTGTTTAATAGTTCAGTAGGCTTATAAGTAACCAAGAACGCCTTGTTGAGCCCTAGAGATACCTCCTGAGCCCTATTCAAAGGAGTCACCTCAACTTTGGGTTTGTCAATCTGTACGATCGCTGTCTGATTTAACAGCAGGTCTTTTAGTACATTAGACAAAAACGTTTTCTCGTCGTTACCTTTAACGTCGATATTCTCACGAAAGGATTGCCAAGATTCTATAAACGAATTGGATAAATTACTAACCAGTATATCACCAGTTGAAAAACGTCCTAAAACTTTTGAAATAACGTGCGATAAAATATTAGTATAGACAAAGCGCTTAAGTCGCAATTGGTATAGTTCAAGATCCTCATCTAATCTTTTTAGGAGAAATCTATCTTTTTGAGCTTCTATATAACGTCCGCCTTTGAATAGAGTCTCAATCTCTTCTAAAAACGATTTGCGATCGTTATAGTCAGGATCTTTACTCTGTAATTGCTTTATGGTCAAAACTTCAGGATAAATCATATAAAGTCCTAAACCGGATCTTCGTCGTCGTTTTTGATTAAATACGAATGCGGTAACAGTTCTGGATGATCCATAGCTAACTTACCACAACCGTATAAAAAGGCGTCAATTCTGTGGTCCTGCTGTTCAGGTGCTATATTCTCAGTTATATTACCCAAAAGGTCTGTATGCCTATGGTAAGATTCAATTTCGTCCCAAAAAGCTTGTTCTGATCGGTTGATTAAAATACGATCGCACTTAAAGGAAGCGTTTAATATCTCAGCTCTCTCTTTAGGACTAGGTTTATTACGACGAACTAATATGGTTTGCTTCAGTCCGCCTTGCCTAAACGTTTTTACAAGATCAGCACGATCATCAGGGATAAAAATACGTTTTACATCTCTAAGACAATGGTGCTGTAGCGATGTAGCAATATTTAATAGATCGTCTGACGTATAGGGGCCGTTATTAGGGTTATAGAAGGTTTTATATATTCTGAAAATGCGATCGTCTCCAATACCAAAAAGAACCATAGCAGCGTTAGTAGTGCCAGGGTCCACTCCAATATAGAAAAGATTGGAATCCTCTAACGATAGATCGCAAAAATGCTTGTCTTTGTTAGCCTCAGTACAAATCTTTCCAGCAAAATCTTCAAAGTTGGCGAGAAATTCTTGTTTGAATAATCTTTCAGGTAATGTAAGTCTAGCACGTTCGATTTCAGAGCGATTAATAAAAGGATTGTCCGATGTGTGCTTTGAAAAAAAAGTCCAGTCGTCTAAAGTTTTTGTTCGTAAGTATAACTGATATAGCGTGTTACGATTTTTACCTTTAGGAGTACCAGTAAGAGTGGCACTTGATCCAGGTGTATCCGCCATTGCTGGCATAAGTGTAGCATCGATCGCTTCTATACTTTGAAAATCTTGAACTTCATCACAAAGCAATTTGTATATTTTTAGACCTCGAAGTGCATCGCCTCCGTCATTGAAACCTCGAATTAAAATATCAGGTTTGCCATCAATAGAAATACGATAATCAGAACGATCTATTTTAACTCCCGGTTTTCCATCTAGAAGGCTGCACAACGGCTTAAAGAAAATTTGTCTACCTTGCTTAAGAGTGGGCGTTACTAAGGCTACAACGGGCTGTGAGATAGGACTGATGCTTTTATCGTAGGCTAGTGAAGCAGCGATCGCTTCAGCAATGGCAACATACGATTTGCCGAATCTTCGTCCACTACAAACAACACGAAAACGCGAGGGACAAAAAAAGATGTCACGCTGGGCTTTGTGTAGCTTGATGTCTAGTTGAGCCATAGTTTAGCGATCGTTTTTGACCAATCGATTTTTCAAAAAAACAACGAAAATGACAAATGCTCTTTCATTTTGAACGCAGAAATCGCTGAAACCATTGATATACGGTGGGGGGTCCGGTCAAATTGACCTAATCGATTGTCCAAAATGAAAAAACAACCTTAAAAATACGATCAATCATCGATTTCTTGATCTCTTTCCTCGGTAGATCCAATGTTTAGAGTGAACGTAATATCGTCATCATTCTGTAAACGAGGTAGAAAGCGATCTAATACCCGCTCTGATGGTAGTACTTGCTCTTTTTCTTCAAAAATGATCGCACCATTGCCATCAGTGCGCGTTTTCGTTTTATAAACTTCGCCACGTAATAATCGCAAAACGTATAATTTAGCAAGATCTTCACACTCTTTTAACTGATCAAGCGCTTGTTCTGCCCTAAGCTTTACACGATCGCTTTTGGCGCTATCTATATCGTTTTTTAATTCAGGATGCGATCTTTGCCAATTATACAATGTCGCTAAACTGATACCAAGACCTTTTACAGCATCGCTATCGTTACCACCCGATTTGTAAATAGATACGATAGCGTCGTGGGTGGTTTTATTATATCGATTTCGTAATGCGGACATTGGAACACCTTTATTTTTAACGATCTAGTTTTATATACTCTAATTACGTTCGGTGTAAAAAAATGGCGATCGCTCTTATAGAACGTACAAAAGCGATCGCTAGATCACGCGAGAGAGGAAAAAACACCACTTCTTCTGATTATATAGGTTTGGCAACCTTTTTGAGACAACTAATCGATTATTTACGATTCGACTAATAGTACGTTGACCCACATTAAGCTCTCAGTCCATTCAGAATCGATTTTAAGACGGGTTAATAGATGTATTGGTATATTCTATCGTTAATTTGTTCTAGAGCCTTCTAGAGGCTTTATAGACGACTTTTTTATTTTTTATATTTATAGGAATCTTATTGATCGCGATCGTTCTTTTTATATTATATGATTTTTATTATTTATATACATCGACCCTCTTTTCATAGATGCCGTGTGTGCGTCTGCTATCGGTCTTTAATTATTGATCTGAATATCTGATCATCAATCTGTTTCAAAAAGGCCGAGGATGTTTTGTCTTATCTATTAAAGGTGCGGCCTTTTTGAAACAAAACTCTGATCATCAATCTGTCCCGAAAAGGCCGAGGATGTTTTGTCTTATCTATTAAAGGTGCGGCCTTTTCGGGACAAAACTCTAAAAGCATTGATATATAAGGAATAGAGAGCGATCAACGCGACGGCATCTATGAAAAGAGGGTCAAAAAATAATAAAAATATACACAATACCACTCATTTTCTACTTTTTGATTGACATCGAAGGTTATTTCGTCTATTATATTTATGTACACATCTGAAAACTCAAATGGCACTAAGAAAACGCGATAGAAACACTAACACCTTCAGAATGAACATAATGATCTCTTATAAAGATCGCGAAACATTAGAAGAGTTAGCAGAAATAACTGGATATTCTTTATCGGCTACGATTGGAATGGCGATCGAAGAATTGGCACTGCGTTTAGAGTCGGGAGACTTTGATAATGACTAACAAGATTGTAATTTCGCTAGACGATCGCAAACTGACTAATAAACCAGAGAGAGGAACTGAAGAGGGTGATATCTTAATCGGATCTATCATCAACTCTTTAAGGTCTACTGAAGTGACGATCGCAGAACTAGCTCAATTAATCATCCAAGGTCAAAGCTGGGCACCTTCAGTATGGAAGGGTCATAAAAGTAACGACAACTTTCTTTTTTCCCGTTTGTTAGCTATGGATTTCGATAACAAAAAATTAGTTGTTAGTCCTGAACAAGTCAAAGATCGTTTAGAAGAATACGGTATCGATTGGAAATTCTTTCATACATCTTTTAGCGATACTCCTGAAACAAGGAAATTTAGGGTAGTTTTTGATTCGGGTAGAGATCTAAACAAAGAAGAAACCCTAAACTATCTGAATCGATTGCACGTCTTATTTCCTGAAGCTGACGTTTCTTCAAACCGTCTCACCCAATTTTATTATGGTGGTCGTGAGCTATTGTTTCAGAATTTCAATTCAGCTCCTATCAATTACGATCTCTTAAAAGTAGCTGCTGATGTGGAAGCGGCTAAAAATTGTTCTGATGAGTCGGCAAGAAAGATTATCGATCGCAAGATAAAAGATAAGGAACTTCCTTTTACAATTGGGCAGAAAGCGTCCTATGATGTAATTCGAGATCCTGACTTTGATAGATTGTGTGATCGTGTCGCTGTAATCGCTTCTATTAGGGGTGGAGCAATTGAAGCTACTGAAAAGTATCGAGTTGGCGATCGTTTAGAATATCCAGATCTTTTAACTGCTTTGACTAATCTTTTACCTTTTAACGGTGGATTAAAACAGGCGCAGATATGGATGAACGAAGATGGTCGTTATACTCAAAAGCACTATCGTATTTTCAATTCGCTTCGCAAGCACGTTGATTACTATCCTACGAATCTAGATGCTAGTCCTTTTGAGTCTGATCACAAATATGTCAACAGCGTGTTTGCCTATTCAAATCAGGGTGTAGTTAAGCAAGAAAATGTTTTATTATACGCTTATACCTTACAAAAAGGAGAGAGTGAGATGGAAGCGGCTATCGATGAAGCATTGAACGATAACAAACCTGGTGTAGTAGTACTAAAGTTTCCTACAGGCATTGGCAAGTCTAGAAAATTGGCTTCTGTTTTTCACGCCGCCAAGAAACCATACTACTACGGATTTCTCACTCACGCCCTCTTGAACGCCTTTCTAAAAGACCTCGGGGGGAAAGATACCATCAATGCCGTAATCACCCCTCAGCAGCCTTCTGGCGTCCCTGATTACATCGACCATCTTTATAACATTGGGGCCATAGTCAAGGCTCAAGACGAGATCAAAAAACTGAAAAATAAAACTACCGATCCTGAGTTAAAGCAAGCTCTGATTGAGTACGAGTCTATGAACACGGCTGCTTACGGAGAAACTCGTCTACCTGTTATTGGTACGCATCGTAAAGGGCTTAGCAAGAATGCTCGTACTAATGAGTTTTCTTTTACCCATTGCAAGACAATGATCTTCGACGAAGACATTATGGCCGAGTTGATTCCTACTTACAGTGTCACAAGATCGGATTTGAATGCTCTTTCTGATATAATCAAGATGTTTGACAACGAAGAATTGATGACTAAGGTTTTACCTGTTATCAACTACTATCTCGATTTTATTTCCAGTGGTTTGCCTGCCATTATGGATATGCCTGTACTTAATCTAGGGGAAACTCGTCAAACGTTAACTAAACTGGTGAGTACTTGGGCTAAAAAGTTTACAGGTAACATCTTGGAACTATTTCGAGTTCGCGGTAAGTTTTGTCTTGATGGTGTCGAACACGGCAAGATTAATTTTGTTACCAAGAAAGATTACCCTCGCGATCGCAAGATTGTTATTCTCTCGGCCACTGCTGATGAGAACCTTTATCGACATTTGATTCCTGAGGTTCAATTTGTCGATCTATCTAACGTAGTCAACAAAGGAAAAATTGTTCAAGATCATAGTAAATCTTGTTCGCGAACTTCTTTGGAGAATAACAAAACCGTTGAGTACGTTCGTCAGAAATTAGAAGAGTATGGCAATCCTCCTGTTATTACTTTTAAGAAGATGAAGGATCTTTTTGTGAACTCTCACCCAGACATTCATTTTGGGAACGTTTGTGGGTCCAACACGCTCAAAGGGGGAGATATTGCTGTAGTTGGTACACCGCATCCTCCTCAGTCCTTAGTAGAGCTTACAGCATCCGTTCTAGAGCTAGAGGTTCCAGATGAGCCTATGATGGTTGTACAAGAGATTTTTCGTAATGGTTTCAGATTTATGTTCCGCACTTACGAAAGCTTAAACCTTCAGTCCATTCACTTTGCTCTAATCGAACGGGAACTAATTCAAGCTGTTGGACGAGCAAGAATACTTCGTTACGACGTTAACGTGTACCTTTTTTCTAACTATCCTTTACCAGATTATAGTGATGCCGTTATACTATAAATATAGCGGAATTACAATTTGAGACTCGAGCCCTCCGTTTTCGGTAGGGCTCTTTTTTTTAGCTCATCGGCTATTTTTTTGAAAATAAATACGATTTCGATTATTATAAGAGTTGTAACTTTAGTTTTGGATTTTACCAATGCCTACAAAACGAGGTCCATATCGTAAGCGGTCACAAGACGGCAAGCTCAGTCTTTTCAACTTTCATATTAGTGATAAAGAAAAAGCTTTGCTACGGGAGTTATCAGCAAGAACTGGTTGCACGATGACTTCGGTTCTACTCCAAGGTCTTCGTATAATCAAAGAAGATCTTGACCAAAACGGTATCACAGGTGATGATATTTTTGATAATGCCATTACTGACGATAAGATGAATAACAGTGGTAACTTTTAGGAAAATACAATGGCTTTTCAACCTGGAAATCAGATACGCAAAGGCGCTAAACTAACAGAAGAAACCCGTGAGAAGATCCGCAAGGCCATCCAAGGTCAAAAACGACATCCTGAAACGATCGCTAGAATGGCCAGATCTTATATTGGTACTACTCCTGACGGCGAAGAAATTCCTTTTACTAACGCTAAACAGTTTGCGAAAGATAACGGCTTGTATGCCTCGGGAATCACTTCTTGCTGCACTGGAGTATTGAAAACGCATCACGGATGGAAATTTAGATACGCTGATTAAAAAAACCCAAAAATAAGACGGCTCCTTAGATCAAAAATCTAGGAGCCGTTTTAACATAGATGGCTTATCTATAGTTATTAAAACTTAAACTATTTTAATTCTAGAAAAATATAGAGAATGGCATTGAACACCCTATACTTCTGTGTTAGACTAAATTAGAATTTTTCGTCGTGGAAAAATCTAGAAACTTTAAGGGCGATCTTCTACCATCAGGAAGATCGCCTTTTTTTTTAATATTCTTTGAACACGACCTATCGATCTAAAGATCGCCTGAAAACGATCTTTAGATCTTTCCTATTGGTCAAAATGCTACTTATTAATATTTATTTTCAATCCAGTGTCAATATAATAGCATCTCCATAAACAGTAAATCGCTTACCACACTTCAACGGTCAAAGGTAAGCGATTTTTTTTGTGCCCTATATTAAGTAGCCAAACGTATATATTTAATTCGCTACTTATTGATTTGTATTTATAAGTATCGGTGAAACTAAGAATATAGTTTCTTAGATTAACCACGATGTTTTTTCACGAACAGAAATTGCTAACTCTTTTGCAAAAGAATTTTGGTCGCTACACTTATATTTTTTCTAGCGATCAGTACGAATCCTACGATGTTCAAGTTCTAAACAGTGACGGCACTTTGCGTTGCTTCCTAGAATTGAAGTCGCGTTCTTCTGAGGCTTGTAAGTTTGTCAGACGCGATAATAGTATATTAGTGGACGAATCTAAGGTTAACAGACTCTCAGAGCTTTCACAGGTCTATAGAGTGCCTTGTTATTTAGTGACCTACTTAGAAGATCGCAGCGAGTTAACCGTAGTAGAAGTTTGCACTGATTCTGGCGCGATCAATCCACAATTTAGAACGAAGAAAATCAAAGCTAATAAAAATACAATGTGGAAGGGCGGTAAAGTTCAAAAAAATATAACGTTTGTAAATTTGGATAATTGCTGGAGAAAACTATTGGCTTGAACTCTACCTTGGTAATTATTCCTATTTGTATAGATAAAAATAGGAAAATAGTTTATCTATACAAATAGGAAGATCTCGCGAAATGACCATTACCACCAGTTACGTTAATCTCAAAGAATTAGAGGAGTGTGTTATCTCCTACTTCGACAAGACGTTAGATTTAATCCCAAAAAATCGTTTGATTTATTTAGCGCTTGATCCACGCGATCTATTTCCCGGTAACGCTCTAAGAGGAATTATCGATTCTAACGATATTAGTAAAGGATTAAAGGAGATAGCTCTAGAACACCGTCTAACGCTTAAAGCTTACTACGGCGGAGATTCTATAGCCTTTAGTCAATTAGAGACCTTTACGAACCGGCTAGGCCGCAATGAGCTTATTGTGGAAGCGTTGACAGAATTGGCGAGATATATCCATCGATCGCTGTAATATGTGAATACACCTCTTTGGCTACTTGTTGAAATAGGTATTTATTTTCGCCCTATAGTATCACTATAACTGGAACGCTCTAGGAACGTTACCAGTACTTAATCGGAACAGAATTGGAACGGAATTCTTACTATTTGTCCGTTCCAAACCCGTTCCAAACCGTCCCAACCCAGTACCCACAACGTTTACAGGAAACAAACTTATGACTTCTCTACACTCCTTCTGCAAAGATCACAATCTCGCTAAGTCCACAGTCCATCGTTGGCTCAAAGATAACGGTTTTGATACTACTGACGGTCTTAGTCCCGAAACAATCACAGCGACTTTAGCTCATTTTTGTCCTGAACCAGAGGTACAACCGGAAATAGTCGCTGAAGTACTAGAACCCGAGTTTGAAACCGGTATGGTGCTGCACAGCCCCGCCGCCGCTGGCATCGTCCCGATCAGCATTGCCAATTTAACTATCAACCTGACCCAGGCAAACACCCAGGCCCTTGACCAGGAAGCTGCACATTTCCATAACGTGACTTCTCAGGGATTAGCCGCCATTGGGGAGTACTTGCAAGCTGACTTGGTGACTACGGTTCACCATACCATCGCTCAGAATCGCCACGCTGTAGCCGGTTTAGCAGCCCAAGCTACTGTGAATCTGGCTAACGGCTTGGGAAAGCCTCCAACCGCACAAACGGCCTAATTATTGCTTTGGCCCTAGTCATCTTGGCTGGGGCCTCGGCAACCGTTTTGTCGCGATGTTCACAAAATCCCCAAAAATACGACACTGTGACTACTGTGAATACCGTGACAGAGGAGCAAAAACCGCCTCATCACAGTAGTTTAACCCGTCACAGTAGTCACAGTAGTTTAACCCGTCACAGTAGTCCAAACAATTTTCACAACGAGGAAAAAACAATGGACACCACTTCTATAACCTCTCTAACCGAACTAGCCAAAGAGTCCCTGACAGCTTATCAAACCGTAGCCGCCCGTGATTACGGTGTAACCAACGTTAAGCAAGCGTTCCCTATCGCTTCTAGACCTGATATTGCTTTTCGTCCTAAGTGCGATCAGCTTACTGAGGTTTGGACTGCGGAAGGTCAAACTGTATTCCTTTTTCAAAACGAAGAGGTCTATAGACTTGAAGGTTCGCATAAAGCCTCTAGTAGCGAAAGCGTTTTAACCCTTAGTTCTGCTGGCGTTTGCGTTACTGGTGGTGATACTACTCTAGCTCCTCTTACAAGGACCGTAGACGTGCTTAATAAGGTAAACGCTACCAGTTCTACGCCTATTACTGTAACGACTGTTCAAGAACCTTCTGAACCCCTTACAGCCAACGTAGAATCAGCCTCGTCTAATTCTTTTAGTGGTCTTCTATTGATCGCAGGCTTAGCAATTTTAGGAACTACTGGTTACCTCTTTTTCAAAAAAACTGGCACCAAACGTACCCAATCGACCCCTAGCGTGACCACCAAAGTTGATACTAACGAGGAAGGAGGTGATATTGAACTAAATCTCTAAAACGCTTGTGTCACAAGGCTTTCACAGATTTAGCCTTTTCACAAGTTTTTTCACAAATAATCTGTGAAATTTCACACTTTTTCACAGATTTTTTCACAAAATCAACGAGTTCACAAGGGTTTCAGCCCTTTCACACCCAAAAAAACACTATTTTCTAGGAGTTTCACAATGCACGGATTACGCGAGTTTATCGAAGACGAACCCCAAAAAGCTTTAATGATTGGAGCTTTAGGTTTTGCCATCTTTATCGGATCTATTAACTACTTTTCTCCTTCTAACGTGGCTACTCGAAGAGAGTTGGCTGCTACCGATAAAATCAGCATCCGAGAAAAAGTAGAACGTGATCAATTACAACGACATCTAGATCAAAGCGCTGCTGACGCAGAGCTTCGATTTCAGAAAGGTTGCCGTTTAGTAACTAGCGCAGACGAGTTTAATCGTCCTATCTCTATTAACGAGGGGATGCTTATTGTGGACCTTGTCACGAATCAACCATTAGCCGATAACACTGTCGTCTGCACTGTTAACGGTGAAACCGCCGTTATTAAAGACGGCAAAACTTCAAATATCAGTATTACTGGCGATCGCAACGTAGTTCAGCAAGCTATTGAATCCGGGAGGGCAAACTAATGTCGGCTTCTTATAAGAAACCCAACGGTGGAATCACCCCTATTATTTTGTTCTGGGTACTCAAGGGGCTTTTACTTTGTGGTCTGTTTTACGTTATCGCGTCTAATATCGAACCTTACTCTATTTGGGCGCTCGGATATCTTAGTGGCGCTCTAAACGGTTGGGTTGCTACTCTTCCTTTGATTGGGACTTTATTAACTATCACATCGAGATTCGCCGGAATTATTATCTGGTCAATCGTTCAAATCGGTGAAGTTATGCCTTCTTTGCTTCTTGGATCTCCCTTGGGATTAAAGATCCTAATTTCAGCGGTGGCTCAAGAATCTAAGGAAGGTGCAGCACAAATAGCGATTGAAGCTTCCGACGACGATCTTATGCGATTTTTGAAAAATCGTTTCAATAAGATCAATATAGCCCCTATCAACACTTGGAGACGGATTCAACCAATCTCTTACGTTATCGACCTGATAATCCTTCTTCAAGTGTTCCCTCCTCTAAAAGACGGTTACGGATACCAAGAGATTCTGATGACCGTGAATTTTGCTGGTGTCGATTGGGGTAACGTCGTCCAAATGCTTATTACGATGTTCGCCTTAGAAGGCGTTATCTGGGCGTGGCAATTTATAGATCGCAATATCTATTTAATTCGTCGCGGTCTAAAAGGTTAATAACTACTACTACCCTAGGAGGAAAAACACAATGTCCACTTCTTTAGAACTACGAGCCGAAGCGATCCAAGCTGTTAGAACTACAGCCGAATTAGCTTTAGCCGATAAATACCTAAATCACTCTTCTGCTGTTGTACCCACGTTGATTCTAGCTGGTGGTATATCTCTTTTTGGTGGACCTTTTATCGGCGTATTGGGTATCGCCGCTGGTATCGCTTACTGCCTCCAAAACGATATAACCTATCAGCGTAAGGCGAAAGAAGTTCGGTCTACTACTAACTTTACGCCTATCGCTCACGCCTTAAAAGGCCAAGACGAACAGTTAGATATAGCCAGAAAAATCTGGGACAATAAAGGAGATCTAAAAAAAATCGCCTACGAAGAGCGTTACGCTTTAGTGGACGATAATATCAAAACAATCGCTGCTAAAGCTGAACCCGTTACTACTACTGAAGGAGCGATCGTTCTTAATAGTAACGAGGTTATTCCCCGTAAGGCTATTGAAATCGATTCTGACGCGCCCCACTTTATTCTGATGGCCGGTACTCGGGAAGGCAAAACTAACGCCTTACGAGTCCTTCTAGACGGCTACGATCGCGTTAATTACGTGTCCACTAAAGCTACCGATCTAATCCCTACTAATTGGAATGGTGTTCTAATTAGTGGGAACACCGATCAAAAAGCTGCACAGCTCCAAAAGTTAGTTACCGATTGGGGTAATAAACTAGCAGCCCACGCCGCTGATCCTAATCTAGAGCCTGAATGGTTCGTTTTTGACGAAGCTATTCAACTTCAGACTTACGCTAATCGTTCTGGTATCAAGAATCTAGCTAAGGATATTGCTGGACTTCAAATCGAAATAGCAACCCAAGGTGCTGCTATCGGTTGCTACGTTGTAGTTCTGGGTCAAACTAAAAACGCTGGACCTTTAGGAATGGATTTAGATATAATCCAGCAAAATTTTCGATTGGTTCTACCTCTAAAACGGCAACGTAATATGGGGTCTACTATTATCGAAAAGATTGGTGGTCTAAGGTTGAACGAATCCCAGAAAATAGAGATCAACAATAATCCTAACCGATATTTCCAGCTTTGGTTAGGTGACAACGAAGATCTCTATTACGACGTTCTACCCGAATATAAGGGCGAACTAAAATCCCTTAGCGGTTCTACCTTTACCGTTCCTACTACTACTGAAAACGAGATCGCTCCTACTACTAATAGTAAGGTAGCTGATTTTCTCGTTAAGTATAATACCGAAACGGTAAAGTCAGCAGCGAAAAACAAAAAACCCAATGCTGTTACTGCGATCGCCTACTGCAAGCTCTTTAACGAACTTGACGACGCTAAGGAACTTAAACTATCCTCTCTATCTTCTAAATCCGCTTTCGTATCCACTTTATTTAATGGAGGCGTAATCGATAGCAGATCTAAAGATGCGTGGATAAGCCATATAACCAAACTGGTTGACGAAGGTTATCTAACTCTATCTGACACCACTATCTCTTTAGGAGCTTAAAACGATGGAAGGCTTTTTCAAACCTTGGAAAGATGGCTTTATCGAAAATACGTTTAAGCTATCAGGTACGGTTCTAATTTTTCTTTTCGTTAGCGGACTTCTAGGAGCCGGATACGATCCAGTACTATCTAATCCCTATATCTGGGGTCTGACGATAAGAAACGCTCTAACCTCTAAATAATCCTCTTCCGCGTCAATAGAGCCCTAACCCGGCTCTATTTTTTTATATTCTTAGGTATCGTAGACTCTATCGCTACTTAAAGATATATACGAATTAAACTCGTCTATCTTAAAGATATAGACGAAACGAGGTCGAATACAGTGACGAACCAAACGAAACTCAATCTAGTTAAGCGCCAATTTGTCCAATATATTTTGGGTAAATCGCTTTTAGAAGTAGGAAAAGAGTTTGGTGTCTCTAAAGAAACCGTTCGACTAAACTTTCTTAAATATATCCACCCGAATTACCAGCAGCTAAAAAAGTCTGGTGTCAGCGCTGAGGTCAAACGATATTTATTATCGAAATATCAGAGCGATCGCAACAAAGACTTAATTAGAAATTGGTTCTTCGATAATCTCCACGATATTTTAGAGGTGGATAATAACGATGTGTCCTTCTTTTCCGAAAATAAACTTAACCAATTAACCCGTGCTGAAACGGGAAAATATTCTGACCTTTTAACTTGGCCACAGTTTTGAAAAATTACACACGCGAGAGGAAAAAAACAATGGTTACCGCGATCAAGAATAATAAAATAGAAATCGTATCGTTTCTTAAACGTAAGATCTCTAGACTCGAAGAAGAGAACGCTAATCTACGGAAGTTAGTTTTTGTGGACTGCTTAACGGGCTGCGGCAATCGACGCTTCTTTGATCAGTATATTAAAGAGCAACTGAATATTGCCGATCGCACTAATAGTACCGCTTCTCTTTTAATTATCGATATCGACTTCTTCAAAAAGTACAACGATAGCCACGGACACCAAGCTGGCGATCGTCTACTTTCGGCTTTGGGTAACGGTCTAGTTCGTTCTATCGAAAGAGCGGGCGATAAAGTTTTTCGTTTAGGCGGCGAAGAGTTTGCGATCGTACTTCCTAGTACGAGGAAAGAGCAAACGCAACGGATCGTAAGCTTCGTTAACGAGGTGGCAAGACAATTGAATATAACCGTATCTATTGGAGTGTCGGATACCAACGAAACTCCTAATATCGAAGAGCTTTATACGATAGCGGATAATCGCCTCTATCGAGCTAAAGCTTCTGGCCGCGATCAAGCAGTATTCAATTAACCTACTGGAGTAACCACGATGAACACTTCTTCCTCTTACGAATGTCGGATTTTAGTTTCTACCAAGACCGCAAAAATCGAATACGAACATTTTGCAGGCGAACCTCCCTGTCATCACGTCTATAATAAGGGTCGTTTAGTATTTAGTAGCGAAAACTACTACGAAGCTAAAAATATCTTCGATAAGCTGAATTAACCCCTTCCAGAATCGCCTACAACGAACGAAAAACCCCCTTCAGGTACAATATAACCTGAAGGGGGTTTTTCTTAAATATACTCTCTAAGGCCCCTAGAAGCCTCTACAAGCGTTTTGTATACTATTATACCATTAACTAGCCCTAATAAAGTAATTAAGGACGATCGCTGGTTGTGTTATAGAAAACGGTTGGTTATCTCCAGTATTATTAACTTGGATATTCGCAGTAGAGCCACTAGCAGAAGCGTTAATAGTCGAGGTTTGTATACTTATGCCTGTCCCAGCACCACCGATAGTTCCGCCAGCGTTATTAGCTTGGATACTTATATTAGTAGTATTTGGGAAAATACCCACGTTTAGACCGCTATTGGCAGCAGCCGATAATTCCGCACCTCCAGTATTCGCGGCTAAACCTTGGACAACTACCTGCCTATAGGTTACGTTAGTATGGTTGTGCCCTGGATCGTTTATTCCGTGCGAGTGCGGTACAGGAGAAAAACTATGATTGTGTCCTGGATCGCTAACACCGTGCGAGTGGGGCGAAGTCGTAATAGAGTGCGTGTGAGGCGATTGAGATACGCCGTGAGAGTGAGACGGAATATTAGCGATCGATAACGTAGCAGTCTCGGAACCTATTAATTCTCCTACGGTTCTAGGAGTAAGCCCTGTACCGCTACCAGCAGCCACAATAACGCGTCCTACTAGATTAGGTAGTCTAAACGTACCGCCAGCGTCACCCGGTAGGTTATAGGTAGTTCCTATAGCGCTAAATAATTCAGGATAAGTTCCGGTACTATAACTAGACCCGTCACAAAGCAACCATCCTGTAGGAGGATTTACTCTAGCGCTAACTTTTAGATCGCCAATAGCAAACGTAGAGCTAGTAGGTATAGCTAAAGGAGCGATCGCGTCTATACTTTGAAATCGCAGATCGTTTAAGGTGGTTACACCGGCGTTAGTGATAAATCGGGAAAGAATAATCCCTATTTGCGGATAGCTCGAAGATTGCACTATAACGCCTTCAGAATTTACGAATATAAATCCTGTAGTATTATTAGGAAGGGTAAGAGTACCAGCAGCGATCGATACGGTGTTACCAGTAGTCGTAATAACTGAAGTAGAGTTCCAACCTACAGTTAGACCGCTAGTTACGGTTACTCGAAGACGGTTGCGCCAATCGTAAAAACGAGATTTAATTTGATCGCTGCCATCGTCTAACCAATCGTCTATTACTTTTGGACCGTGGCCGTATTCGTCCGATCCGTCTAAAATAGGAAAACCTGCCGCGTTCGCTAAAGAAGGTTCCCAAACGTCTCCTGAAATCAAATTAGGTCTGCTCATTGTGATTTCCTACTATTTTTCTAAACGGTTTTTTGATAATTTACTGAAGCGAACGAGTCAAGAGCGATCGCACCACTACCCGCTACTGCTTCGATAAATAGGCACTTTATTACGTTAGGTAGAGCCGCATCGTAGGAAATCGTAATATATTTACGACCTGAAATTACCGTATTAGTAGTGGTGCTACCGCCGCTAATAATTTGGTCCACGCCTGCTGCGTCAGTATAACCTACTCTAAACGTCCAATTGTCGTAGCCTGACGGCGATAGCACGTAGAGATTTTTTACCAATAAACCTTCTGTAAACGGTTTAGGTATTAGTTTTTTAGTGGATACGGTAACGTCGTTAAATTCTACAGCCGAAACGAAATCAGGTCGAATTAGAAGGATTAGGTTAGGATCGTTCGCTAAATATCTAGCGATCGTAAAAGCGCCAGTATCTAAATTAGCATTAGATATACCAGTAGGAGTTAGCGAAGCGAATTGAACGGTTCCTACGTTAGGAACAATCGCGCTAAATCTAAATAAACTGGTATCGCTATAAATCGGGGTAGCAGGAGATCCCGTTTCACCGATCTTTTGAAAAAATTCAAAGACGTAAGGGATTTGAGACGTTTCGCTTTCGATTAACGTTATATTAATAACGCCACTGGTAATAACGAACGATTTAGTAACAGGTAGTAACCAACTATCTGGGTTGGTCGTGTCATCAATAAGACCTCTAGATAAACTAATATCTAAACGTCCGTTAAGAAGCTCTCCAGCCGAATCTTTTAACGTGCCTACTAAAGTGGCCATTTTAATACCTTAAATAAACCTACTGAATCTAATCTTACCGAGATCGCTCAATACCAACGGGATGTTGTTGGCGATCGCTAATTGATTTAGAAATTCGACTTGTTCTTCGCTAAAAGAATAGTCGTGCAAATTCCAAAGTGCGATCAACGGCTCGTCTTCGTTTATTAAATCGCTGCTATTTCTTAACGTCTGTAAACGTCCTATAATAGCTGAAAACAGTGGATTAGTAGATAAGACCAACAAAATATCGGTAGCACCGATTATAGTATCTACTAAGACCTTCCAGTTAGAAGTAATAACTTCGGGTGGTTGTACCACTGGTTCAGGCGTATTACCGTCAGCTAACCAGATTAAATATTCTTGGTAATCGGTGTTAGCTGGATCTAGTGGGATAAAAGAATTATCGATAACCCGAATAATCGAATCAGTGTTGCTTTTTGCGTACATTGTTTAGGCCTATTTTTGGTACAAAATTAAAGTTCAGCACTAGCGGCCCAGTTACAACGAAACCAGCCTAGGCCGGAGGTAGCTGTGGCAGGACACTCAATTCTAAAACCACTAACGCCTATTGCGACAGAGCCTGCAACAATCGCGTTGCTGTTCATATTGGTAGTTTGACCACTAGATAATAACATTGTTGGAGTTGTTCGTTTTTGAACAGCAAAGCCGACCCTTACATAGTAAGTCAGTCCATTTGTGACTTGCCCGGACCACATCGCCGCCGAATCCTGTGGATTTCCAGCTTCTTCATAATACCGCTGACACATCGCCAATTCGGTTTGAAAATGTCTAAAAGAGAACGGTGTTGCTATACTGCCCGATTCAAGCTGCACATCGCCAATAGTCCAGGTGCCGGAGGTTTGAGCACCAACAGATAACACAATTTCTATGCCGGTCGTAGCAGCGGCGGGGATACTGATCTGAGTTGAATAACGGGTAACGGTGCTGTTTACCGTAAAGGTTCCGGTAGCGATCTGAGTACGGGTAGGGCTGGCTAGGGTTCCGAATGCGTTGGCAGTATTCGCGTAAAAGGCTGTCCAGGTGACCGTAGTCAGTAGTGAGTTAGCCAGATCGACGCTAAGAGTTGCTGTGGTGCCTGCTAAATCGGCGCTATTGAGCTGCTCAATTCTTTGCCCAAACCCAATAGCGGTGACACTGGCTGCGCCAGTAAATCGATAACGAAATAGGCCTGCTGTTGCTCCTTGAATCCGTTGGCCGGTAACGTTGCCCCCA